TTGACGTACCATCCTCACCAGGATCACCCGTATGCAACTGCAAATAGACGTTCGCCACAGCAAACGACCCGTTCCGCAACGTGTCCAGAAGCTGATCTTCCAGATAGTTAGAAATACTCATCGAAAACACCTCGGGGTAGGCGAACTGGTATCAGCATTATACAACACCAGAAAAGCGAAAGCCCCCCGCCGAAACGGGGGGCTGACGCTAGGGGAGCTGGAATCAGCTGTTGGCGCCGATGCTCGACGACGACTCGATCCGGCGAAGCGAAGCCTCACGGAACCGGCCGTAGCCACCGAGCCAGTACCAGCCGACCGGCTGGAAGCGCTCCAACGTGTCCACGATGGGACCACGGACGATCTTCGGCACGGGGCCGTTGCCGTCAACGATGGAGTGAGCCTTGGCGAGAGCCTGACGGCCCATGATGTGCGTGCAGTACACGTCGATGTCACCGGCCGACCCGGCACCGTCCGAGGCGTCCTCGAACACCTTGGCGCGGGGCGTCTCGATGAAACGGACACCCTCGAAGGCGCCGATCTCACCGTTGTAGATCATGTCGGTGTCGACGTACACATGCGGGTCACGCCACGCGGCCGCGCCCGTCTCCGACCGGAGGTCGTAGGACACGTCAGGGTGGATGAAGCCCATGTACAGGCCGTTGAAGGTGGGGACGTTCGCGCCACGAAGCTGAGCGGTGACCTTGCGGACATCGTTCGCCTCAATCTCGTCCTCCACGGCAACCGTGGTGCGCGAGGTCGGGGTGGTCGCTCCGCCGCCGCCGTAGACGACGTTGGTGCCGCCAGCGAGAACGTCGCGGACGAGGCTGTCAATCGAGATGCCGGCGTTGTAGCCGACGACGTTGGCAGCGACGGTGTCCACGTCAAGGAACGAGGTTCCACGCAGCTTGGCGGTGGTGAGAACGGCGTTGCCGTACTCAGCCAGGGTGACGGTCACCTGGCTGTCGCTCATCGCGACGGCGGTGACATCGGAATCCTCGGTGAGAGCCGAGGTGGCGGCCGCCAGATCGTTGAAGATCGTGAAGGTGACCGACGAACCAGGCATCGCCTGCTGGGTCGGCATCACATCGGCGGCGGCGTCGAACAGAAGCTCCGACCGGAGCGCGAAGTACGCGAGCCGATCAAATGCCGCCTGGTCGACGGAAAGGGATGAGGTGGTGGTGTAAGCCATTGGGGTTCTCCAAAGGTTTGGCGCCCCGACTTGTTATGTCAGGGCTGGGCGGTTTTTGCTTGGGACAGCAACGCCTCAACCTCTTGGCTTGACTTAGCCTGGTTGATGCGGGTCACCCAATCCATTTCTGGTTCATCCGACGCGCCTGCTGCGGCCTGATTAGACCGGTTCCATGCGCCCGCTTCCTGAGCAACCTGCTCTTTCTGCGTGTCTCGGACGATTTGGGCCTCGATGGCTGCTTCCCTGATTGCCTCAGCAGTGAGTTCCCCGTCGTAACCCTTCATAAAGTATTTGGCAATCGGAAGGGTCGGATCAACTCCGGCCTTCACAAAAGCCAACTCTCGGGCTGCGGCGGAAGCCTCATCGGCTCTGGCCTTCAGCTCAGCGTTCTCGGATTCCAGCTGCTTCATCCTGTCTCGCAGGGGGTTGCGGCCGGTTTCCTCGTCGTGATCGAGTTCGCTGTCCATATTCAGTTGTACACTCCTTCGCCCAACCAACACCCGGAGGCAGATGTCGGTGCTGCTATGTCTCCCCGTCTGGGGGTTCCTGCCCTATCTGGGCATCGACAAAAGTGTAGCAGAATCAGGTGAGTCCGGTGACCCGTGACCCTTGTGCGGCGAATCCGCCGCCGGCTTCGAACTCGGCTTGGCGTTCACGGGTGCGGCGCCGGATGCGTTGCTGGGCGGCAGCCGACGTTGCGAACACGCCAGCGACAGCTTCCTCTTGGGTGATGTCTTCACCGGTTTGGCCCGGTAGAGCGGTGAACAGTTCTTCTGCGCCTGCGATGGCTTGGAAGCCTGCTCGGGCTTGCTCGGAAGACACGCCAGCGCGGGCGAGTTCTTCGGCTTGGGTAGCGCTGATTTGGTATCCGGCTTGCCGGACGCCTTGCCCGCCAATCTGGGCTGCTCGGGCTTGCTGGAGGAGCACGGGGGTGGCTTTTTCGGGGTCGAGGAAGTATGCGGCGAGGCTGCCTTCGTCGACTCCGTAGAGGCGTTGCATTTCGAGGACGACTTCGGGGTCGGCGTCACGAACGGCTTGGTAGCCGTCTTGGACTCGGGAGGCGAGTTCGGCGGGCGACACGTCGTTGGCGATGAGGCTGACAAAGTCTGATTTTTCGTCGTAGAAGCCTTTGGGTAAACCGGATTGGCGCATGGTTTGTGCGAACGTGTTTTCGAGCCGGATGTATTCGGATTCGGACAGGACGTTCATGCCTGCGGCGCGGCGGGCTTCGTTTCCGGCGAACCGTTGTTTGTATGCTGGCTGTTGGCGGAGTTCACCGATGATGATGTTTTCGTCGACGATGTTGCGGGTGAAGACGAGATTGTGCACGAAGTCCCGGAGTTCGGTGAGGCCGTAGTCGGCAAGGACGTTGCCGATGATGTCATAGGCTGATCGTTGCTCCGCTTCAAATTCGGCGGCTGCTGCTGCCTGCTGTTGACGCGCTTGTTCTTCGAGGAACGAGACGTAAGCGGTAAGGCCTGGGCCTTCTTCCATTGCGACTTCTTGCGGGTTGGAAACGACAGTGTCAGCCATCAGATTGCTCCAAAGATGTCAGCGATACGGTTAGCGACCTGGTAGGCGCGACCTTGGGCTTCCTCGGTGTACTCGTAGCCGAACTCGCGGTTAGAACGCAGGTACTGGCCCCACTCCGTGTAGGTCATTGGGCGCTGCTTACCGTCATCACCCATGTAGGTGACGGCCTGTGCAAACGAATCGTTGTCCATAAAATCGGATGCCGAGAAGTCTTGTCCGAGAATTTGGCTGGCGCGGTTCCTATACGGTTCGACAATGTTGGCAAAGGTTTCGCCAGCCATAAGCCGTTCCGAGATGGCAGGGAACAGCGCGGTGGCACGGGTTTGGAACGCCGAAGTGAGCGATTCTTCATTTTCACGTCCAAGCGCAAACTTTTCGACAAGCTGACTGAACTCGAGGTCGGAAACGCTGACACCGTAGCTGCCAGCAATCTCGTTGATTTTATTGCCGTAGTAGCCGTAGCGGAGCCCGGTGACTCCGGCTTGGCTTTTGACTGCTTCGTCGCCGAGAGCGATAGTGACTTGTTGTTCGGTCCAGCCTTGGCGGATTGCTTCGGTGGCGATGGTGTTGAGGGTTTCGCCGGTGAGCCGGATATTGAGGTCAAGGGCGTCTTCTCTGATTTGTACGGAGAGTGCGTCGATTTGGGCCTGCATGGTGGCAGGGTCGCGTTGCATTTCGATGTCGAATTTGCGGGTTGCGAGCGAATGGGTTTTCCACCAGGTGGTTTGTTCGAGTTCGTAGTCGAACTTTTCTGGTCCCCATTTTTCTGCTTCGGCTTGGGCGATGAGGTTGGCAACGTCGGGGTTTTGGCTGATGATGCTGTAGTAGGCGCCGTAGATTTCGCTGGCTGCTTGTTTCCAGTCTTCTGGGACGGAATCGTCGTATGGGGTTTCCACACCGACCCCACCGCCTGCACCGTCTCCGCCAGTACCGCCGCCAGCACCGCCGCCAGTGTCGCCGCCAGTACCGCCGCCTGCACCGTCTTCGCCAGTACCGCCGCCTGCACCGTCTTCGCCAGTAAGCGTTGCGGGGCCACCCATCCGGTCAGGGCCACGGGTTCCCGCACCAGTACCATACTTCGCCTCAAGAGCACGCTGCTCTTCCTCTGTGCGTGGACTCCTCGGGGTTATGGTAGGAGGACCGCCCATTCTGTCAGGACCACGAGTCCCTTCACCGGTGCCATATCTTTGCTCAGGGGTCAAAGGCAACCCAAGCGTCCCCATTTCAGTTGGCGGCACAACGCTGCCCATTTGACCGACAGACGGAGGCCGCGTTTGAACGCCCGCTGCTTCCGCAGTTGGGCGATCCGCAATTACAGGTTCGCCACCTGGCTCTGGGGCACGCCCAAATCCTGCGGCTTCAGTGTCACGGCCAAGCGGGTCCGCAATTGGATCAACAAAACGGGTAGTAGCAAGCACCCGTTCCAAATTGGCAATTTTCGTGTCATATGTTTCCGTAAATTGCTGACCCGACTCGACAAAAGGCTGCAAATTTGCAAAAGCGTCAGCAAGCAAACGGTTACGTTCTCCGCCGGTCGGGCGATCTGCCCCCTGTTCGGCGAGCTGATCGACAATTTGCCGTGCCTCAACCAGCATTTTGCGGTCTTCTGCCGGGATGTTGGGAGTGCCGGGGTATTTTTCTATAACGTCCTTGAGATTGGTTGTTTCAAGGATAAACCACGGGCGAAACTCCGGGTCGATAAATCTCAAAACTTGATCGACCAGCTCCTGCGGACGCAAGTTTTCTCGCATGATTGAGCCGCCCATAGGCAAATCTGCATACGGGGTGGGCGCGCCGCCGCCAGGGACACGAGAAGTTGCGTACAGATCGGCTGGGGCGCGATATGTAGACGTTCCGGTTTCCTTCACTTCTTGCTGCTGCTGCCTAAGCCGCGCAACAAATGCTTTGGTTTCACGCGAATCTGGATCGCGGAACAAACGGTTGATAAATTCTTGATCATCCAATTCGGCGTTGGCGAAATCGAACAACAAAGCGTTCATCCGGTCAATGTCGGGTGTCCACATGCTTGTAGGCTCGCCGCCATCCATCCACAGCAAGTAAACTGGTTTGACCCAATTACGCAGCTCGGCATACAGCTGGCCGGACATTTCCACGTTTGGCGTGTTTTTATCGCTCATACGACTCTCCTCGCAGCCTTCTGGAACACCCTGTCCATGCGATTCAAATAGTCAAACGCACGCGCCTCGGTAGGAGCCGCCTCGCGGGCCGCCTGAACACCGAACACTGCCGGAGACGCAACCGATTCCACAACACCAGACTCTGCCGACTGCACACCGATCTCGGCCGAACGGTAACTGTTGATCGCCCGATCACGCTCTTCCTTGGTTGGGCCACGACCAATAGTTGACTTGAACGCTTCGTCGAACACTGCGCCCAAATCTTTCGAGGATGACACCCTGTAACGGGGCGCTTTCTCTTGAACATCCGGGGCGATCCGGTCCAGCTCGCGCAACGTGGTTTCGTAGTCGCGGCCAATCACGTTTGAATAGGTCAACAGGTCTTGCAAAGCTCCGATGGCCTGCTCAGGGGTGTTGACGTTCGCGCCCTTAGTCTTCAACGTGTCGAGGATCGACGACAGTTTGGCGGGCTCGAGG